GTTATTGTAATGCTTGCTGAACAGATACAACAAGATACTGAATTATTAGAAGGTGAAGATGACAGTAACTAAGTCAGACTTTGATCCTACTATATTAGGACAGTATGAGTTACCACCTCATTTATTACATTTTCAGTGGGAAGGTAAGAATTGTGGATATAAGGTTTATCGTTACATCTTAGCAGAAATAATTGATCCGAATAAAATCAACTCAAGGGCTAAGACAAAAGATGATGAAGAAGGCATGACTCAAGAAGAGATTTGGACTAAGGTTAGGAATACCTTATGAGTGTTGAAGAAGCATTAAAGATTGCTAAAGAATTACAGTTTAGACAAACTCATAATAAGTTGAAGCATTACCGACCTTACGAATATCAAGAAAAGTTCCATAATGCTAAAGCAGCACAGAAACTATTGATGGCTGGTAACAGGATTGGTAAGTCATATTGCGGTGCAGCAGAATTATCCTTTCATTTGACTGGTTTGTACCCTAAATGGTGGCAAGGTAGAAGATGGGATAGACCTATAAGAGCTTGGGCAGGTGGTGCATCGAATGAAACTACTCGTGATATTCTACAAAAAGAACTCTTCGGACAACCAGATGATCCTTCAGCTAGGGGAACAGGTGCAATACCTTTAAGTCTAATTGGTGAGAAAACCAGAAAACCCGGAGTACCGAATGCCCACAACTCAGTTGTTATTAAACATGTTAGTGGAGGCTGGTCAAGGGTGGGTTTCAAAGCCTACGAGATGGGTAAAGAGAAGTGGATGGGTGAAAGCCTTGATGTTATTTGGTTAGATGAAGAACCACCACCGGAAATATACTCTCAGTGTGTTACTCGTACCGCAGATAAAGGTGGTATGGTGTATATGACATTTACACCAGAGAACGGAATGACTGAAACTATCGCTCAGTTTATTAATGACTTGAAGAGAGGTCAGTTCATGATGCAAGCAGGCTGGGATGATGCACCTCACATGACTGAATCAGTTAAAGAGCAAATTCTTGCAGCACTACCACCACATGAAAGGAAGATGAGAGAACAAGGTATTCCTTCTCTTGGATCGGGATTGGTATTCCCAGTACCTGAAGAACTCATCAAGTGTGAACCATTTGAAATACCTGAGCATTTCCCTAGAGTTTGTGGCATGGACTACGGTTGGGATCACCCTACTACATCTGTATGGATTGCTTGGGATAGAGATGCAGATATTGCTTATATATATGACAGCTATTCTCAAAGACAAGAAATACCAGCAGTTCATGCAGCAGCTATTAATGCAAGACCAAAATGGATTCCAGTGATATGGCCTAGAGATGGTAGGCAAGCAGACAAAGGATCTGGTACTCCACTAGCAGATCAGTATAGATCGTTAGGTGTAAACATGATGAAGGGAAGAGGAAAGACTTGGGGCGGTTGGTTTACCAATCCACCAGTAGATAATCAACAAGAAGGATCAGGTGGAGTTTCACTAGAATCTGGAGTTATGGAAATGCTAGAAAGAATGAAAACAGGCAGATTGAAGATATTTTCAACACAATCGGGCGTTTTTGAAGAATTAAGGATGTATCATAGGAAAGATGGAAGAGTAGTTCCATTTAAGGATGACTTGATTTCTGCCATGAGATATGCTGTGTTATCTTTGCGACATGCGAGGATTAAACACTCACAGCCAAGGCAGTATGAAGCTGACAGTAGTTTTAATATTTTCACATAGGAGAAATAACATGGGCGGATTTGTAAGAAAAGTTTTTGCACCATCACCACCGGCATACACGCCACCACCAGCACCAGTTGCAGCACCTGCAGCGAAAGTAGAACCAGAAGCATTAGCACCGGAAGCAGAAGTTCCAGCAGCAATGTCAGAATCCATCAAGAAGAAAAAGAAAGGCAGATATAGTACACTTCTTACTGGATCGGAAGGATCACTAGGTAGTCCAAATATTGAGAAGAAATCTCTATTAGGAAATTAATATGGGTGCATTTGGTAAGTTAAATACACCAGTTGGCATTATGATGTCATCTATAGGCTCGAAAATAAGGAAAAAGGCTACAGCAGGTGGAGTGCCTGAAGGTCTTTGGAATAAGATAAAAGAAGATCACTCATCTAAGATAGGTGAGAAACCCTTTATGGATAGCTTTGTTGGTGGCATGACTACCAATCCATCAATAAATGCTACAAACGATGTTCAAAAATCTTTGCTTAAAAAGAAAAAGAACCGTACTGGTACTTTATTGTCTAAGACTAAAGAGTCCTCTGGTAAATCACTATTAGGAAGTTAATATGGGAAAGAAAACAGCACCAGCACCTTTTATGCCACCTGCAGATGTAGTACCGGAAGCTGTAGATCGTAAGGATCTAGACAAGCAGACACAGGAAGCTAGAGAAAAAGCAATCGCAGCATCAACATCTACAAAAGATGGATCTGCAGCACCTCAAGCATCTTTGTTATCTGAGAGAAAGTTCTGGGAAGAGCAGGAAAGTAAAAAATCATTGTTAAGATGATCGAGTTAAGACCGAATGCAGGACAAGAAGTTACAGATTGGATTACAAAAAGAGTAGGGGTTACAGCTCTTAGTGATTGTACTAATTTTGGTTTTTATGAAGAGGATGAATTAGTTGGAGGAGTGGCATTCTATGAATACAGAGTACAAGATATTGTGTTTTCAGGTGTCATGGAGAAAGGGAGTTTTAATAAGACAATGCTAAGAACATTGTTTAACTACCCTTTTATTCAATTAAATTGCCATAGAATTACTGCCTATACAGAAATAGACAATAGGCAAGCAAACTTTTTCTTAAAGAGATTAGGTTTTAAAAAGGAAGGCACTATGAGAGAAATCTCAGAGCGATTAAAAGATATTAATGTTTATGGTATGCTAAAAAAAGAGTGTACTTGGTTATAGGAGAATATTATGGGAAAGAAAACAGCACCTTACACACCGCCACCACCGGTTAATTATGCACAAGAATCATTGCAAAGAAAGAAAGAAGAGTCGGAAATGGATGCAGAAATTGTATTAGAAAGAACAAAAGCTTTGACTAAGAAGAAGTCTGGCAGATATTCAACACTACTGACAGGTGGTGAAGGCTTACAAGACGAAGCAGATGTTAAGACTCGATCACTTCTTGGATCGGGAAAGAAATAGGAGAACATTATGGCAGTAGAGCAAATTATTAAAAGGCTTGGAGCGTTAGAATCGGCTAAAGGAACATGGACAGATCACTGGCAAGAGATCCTTGACTATGTAATGCCTAGAAAAGCAACAACTACAGTAAGATATTCTAAAGGTGCAAAGCGTACTGAAAAGTTATATGACTCTTCTGCAATCCATGCCAATACATTATTAGCTGCATCATTACAGGGAACACTAACTTCAGCATCATTACCTTGGTTTCACCTAAGAGTAAGAGATGAAACACTGAATCAACAGCGTGATGTTTCTGTTTGGTTAGAGGATTGTCGTAATAGAATGTATAAAGCGTTTAGTACATCTAACTTTAATACTGAAGTACATGAGTTTTATCTTGATATTTGCTCTATTGGTACATCTTGTATTGAAGTAGAAGAGAATGATGGAGATCTAAACTTTAGAGCTTTACATATTTCCGAGTATTTTATTGCTGAAAATCATAAAGGACAGATTGATACACTATATCGTAAGTTTGAATATTCAGCTAGACAAGCAAAGCAGAGATGGGGTGATGCCTGTGGAGCTAAGATTGACGATGCGTTTAAGTCCAAACCAGATAAAAAATTTGAGTTTATACATTGTGTAATGCCAGCAGAAGAATACGAAGGTAAAAAGATCACTAAATTACCTTGGGTTTCTGTATATATATGTATAGAAGATAAAAATATTGTTCATTATGGTGGTTATAACGAAATGCCATACCTTGTAACACGATGGTCTAAGGCTTCAGGCGAAGAATATGGTCGTTCACCTGCTTACAATGCACTACCAGACATCAAAACTCTGAACAAAGCAGTGGAATTAGGTCTTAAAGCATGGGCTAAAGCTATTGATCCACCACTTCTAGTAGAAGATGACGGTACTCCAGCAGGTATTACTGTTGTTCGTAGAGATGGAGCTATTAAGCCATTAGATACAGGTGCTAGATTTGATGTATCTGACATGAAGGAAACAGAATTAAGAGGTGCTATTAAGCAAGCATTCTTCTCAGATCAACTAGAACTCCAGCAAGGCCCTCAAATGACTGCTACAGAAGTGCAAGTTCGTTATGAACTAATGCAAAGATTGCTTGGCCCAACACTAGGTAGATTCCAAACAGAGTTTCTAAACCCTCTTATCGAAAGATGTTTTTCTATTATGGATAGGAATGAGAAGTTTCTACCTGCCCCAGAAGCATTAGACGGTATATCTATTGATATTGAGTATGTTGGCCCTCTAGCACGCTCACAAAGAATGGAAGAGGCTGTAGCTGTAGAAAGATTGTATGAAATGGCGGCTAACTTGGCACAGATTGCACCAGAGGTTATGGATAACATTGATCATGATGCAGCAATTCGTTCTCGTGCTGAATTACTAGGTGTTCCGAAGAACATTATGCGTGATCCTCAAGAAATTGCAGAGCAAAGAAAAGCTAAGATGGAACAGCAGCAGCAAATGGCAGAAATGCAACAAGCTCAACAAGGAGCAGATGTAGTATCTAAGGTAGCACCTATAGCAGATCAGATCAATCCAGAAAATGTAGAATCTACACAAGCAGGGGTTGAACAAATAATGCAGTCATTACAATGAGTACAACAATAGCTAAGTTAAAAAAAGATTATGCTGATTGTTTCGGATCTATCTCTGGGAATAAAGTCCTAGAGGATCTGAAGTCAGCGTATCAAATGCGAGAATCCTATTCAAAAGGTGATCCGTATGAAACCGCGAGGAGAGAGGGCGAAAGAGCTGTCTATCTTCGTATTATTAGTATGTCAAATATAAAAGAGGAATAAGATATGAGTGAAATGGCCACAGAAACAACGGATAATGCTGTATTAGCACCTGTTGAGAGTGATAACCAAGATTGGCGTGAAGGGTTATCAGAAGAATTACGAGCAGATCCAACGCTTGCAAGT